TACGCCGCGCTCCGTCCCCGCAAACCACTGGAGAACATCGGCGCCAACCGAGATAATGGGTCGAAGCCCCTTATTGATAAACTCGCCCACAACCCCCTTGACCTCGCCCCACTGTGTCTTTGCGCGTTCGGTCGTTCCGTTCATGGTTCCGAGCACTTCTTCGTATTGCTCCATGATTTTTACTTCTTCTTTGTTAAACACTTCGGTAAGATATAGCTCACGGCGTTTCTTTGTCGCGTCATCGTAGCCGGAACCCAACGCCTTGAATCCTTCCATGTGTTTTGCAAGTACGGCGTTACTACGCAGAAACCGCATTGACCCGGTGTTGACCGCGTTCGATATTCCCTGCATAGTGGAGGACAAATTATCGCCGGTTATCGCCGAGAGCTTCTGGAGGCTTCCAAGGTTATCGGAAACAAGAGAAACGGATGCGCCGTACTTAAGAGCTTCGTTCGCGGCTTGCTGGAAGTCGCCTTCTCCGAAGAGCCCCCGGCCTGATTCCACGGCGTCGTCGATGGATTTTTTAAGGTCGGGATATTCAGTCCCGGCAAGGTGCCGGATGCGGACGGCTTGCATTTCACCTTCAGCACCGGCGTCAGAAAACATTTTTCCCATTTGAAATATCTTGCGAGCAACCGCAGTGCCGCCGAGCCATTCAAGGGAATTCTGAACGCTGAACGCGGCCTCCTTGGCTTCGTCCATTGATTTTTTAAATTCCTTGACAGCCTTAGAGGCTTTATCTCTGAGGGTGATTTCTCCGAATATCGATCTTAGCGGCCCGGCCATCTATTTTTCCCCGTTACGCTCCCTTATATATCTATCAAGCGCCGCGTTTGCTTCGGCGAGTTCTTGCGGGTCTATGGTTGCCGCCTCAGTGTAGGTCAAGACCCCATATACTACCGGTCGCCAGAACTGCCAGTTATCATTTGCGCATTGCTTGAAATGCCCCCTGTCCGACAGGTTGACGAAATTACTTTCTTCCGAAAAACTTTTTATCCGGGTATTTATACCCGGCTTCCAGCTCCCCTCTAAGAAATCGAAGGGCGATAGACGCCCATGCCTCCTCAAGCTCCTTTATTGAAACATTGTCAAGGGTGAGTTTCTGCCCGCCCTCTGGAAAACAGCAATGCTCGAAAAAATAGTCAAGCAGCGGCTCCATGTCGATGGAGTCGCCCGATACACTGTACATCGTTTTCTTGACCCGCATCCATTCTCGGTTTCCGGGATGCTGGAGTTTATATTTCTTTCCGTTTACCTCGATTGTGTTGGTTATGCTATCCGCCATAATTCCCCCCTATTCGTTTATATGTTTGACTTTACGATTTCATCACAGGCGATGATCCACTCAATCTTCGACTCCTCCGCTCCGAATTCGCTGTCCGGGTCTTTGCTCACCCATCCGTTCACGGCGGTAGCGACAAACTGCGAATCACTGTTGTTCTTGAGTAATACCGGGAACGGGGTCGGGCTGTTTTTCAACAGGTCGAGCTTTGCGTTTGACGGGCTTGTCTGCTTGAGCGTGATGGTGATATAGCCCATCTTGTTGTTGTTCTTTGTCCGCGCCACCTCGCCGTGACTCCCGACGTGCACCTTGTACAGGTCGGAATCGGCGAGAGCGACTTTTATAAACGTGCCGTCGGAATAGCCCGATATAAGCAGGGGGCCGAGCGACAGCGTCACTTGTTTCGGATCATATGTGCCTAAAAATGTTGCCATGTTATTCTCCTTAAACCGTTATCACGCCGCTGATTTCGGCCTTGTGAATGGCCCCGGCGAGGTAGTACACAAATTTCACATCGGGAAGCGTCCGGCTTGCCCTGTCCGTGGTGGATATGTCGGCACGGAGAGGAACGGTCACCCGGTATAGATACTTCTTGTCGTCAGACAGAAGCAGGTCAGCGTCGCTCTCGGCCCGTGCTATGATGCCATAGTCACCGGCCCGCTTGAGTACGTCGCGGACTTTGCCCTCGACCTGCGCAATGCCGGTGTCATCAAGTGCTATTTTCTCGTTCTTGACAAAGAGGTCGAGGATGGCAATATTGAGCTGGTCTTCAATCCAGTCCTGACCCATGATAACGTCGATGTATTCGCCCGAAGTCGCCTGCCCTTCGTTTACGAATATGGACCCTGCTTGCTCCTGAAGAGCCTGGCAATGTGCGGTCCTGATGGCGTTCAGTTGCGTGCTTGTGTATGCGGCCGCTGTCTGTCCGGTCAGCCTCTTCCATTTCCACGTAAATGATCCCGGCTGTTTGGGGATGTTCTGACCCACCCATGCGCAATCGGGGTAATCGGTTGGATCGTCGTGTATGATGTATGCTTCGCGGTCTGCGTTGCGCGCGGCATAGGCGGCGGTATCAGACGTGCATCCGATGAAAAACTTCTTGTTTGAATTCGCCCAGGTTCCGACTGCGTTCAGGTCTGCGGCATCCCTTGACGCGATACATACAGTGTACCATGCGTCGTCAGTTGTCCGAAGCGTAGTCAGCGCGTCAGCGTATGCCGTGGCGGTCGCCTTGCGATATACCCTGACAATTTCAGGGCGCGGGGACTGTGCAAACATGGCTGATGCCATGAGGTATTCAGCGTCGGTTGTCAGATACCCGGCGGTGGTCAGGTCAGTCAGGTCGGTTGCATCGGTGATGCCAGTAGCGGCTACGCCCGATCCGATAATGAGCGGGTCAAATGATCGCTGTTCAAGTCCGAGCGTCCCGCGTGTGATAGAAATTGTGATGTCATTTATAAACGCCATGATGTTCTCCTATGGTTCGTTAATCGTTATCGTCGCACCGTCCACGTTCTCCGGTGACGGCGTAAATTCTATCGTCTCCATCGCCTCTATTGTGTCGGTGATGGTATCTACATAGTCCATGAATACGTCGAATCCCCATTTGTTCTCGTATGCCGTGTCAAGCAATGCGGTCCGGTCCTGTATGTCGTTCTTAATAAGCTGGACCGTTATGAGATTCGTTTTACAGACCGCATATCCCACGTCAGACTTAAACCACCGGAGCGCCATGTTTGCCAAAAGGTTCGCGGCATCAATCTTGTTTTTATCAACAAAGGTAATGCTTACCGATAGTCGGGTTTTCTCTTTTATTGTTATGTTGGCGTTGTGGGTGTCAGTCCCCTCGGTTATTGTTTTATAGTTCTGGTGCGCGCTTTCAACTGCGTCGGTCGTTATTTTGTATGTCCCGTACGGGTACGCAGGCGCGTCACCCACCTGGTCGGCGCGTATGATCGTCGTGGCGAGGTGTGTTGATAACGCCGTGAAAATTGCTTTTATGTTTGTGAATGGTATCATTTCTCTTTCTTTCCGAAATAAACCGTAAATCCGCCGTCAAGGTATCGGTTATTTATTTCCTTGACCCGATACACATCTCCCGCGGTAATCTGAATTGTGCTTTTTTCGGGTATTGCACCATTCCCGACTTCATAGAACTTCTTGTCCTGTGTATTGTAAACTCCCTCGGGCAAGTATTTAAGCTGATCTGCCGTTATAGGAATAATCGCCATTTTGTATGTACCAGATGACGAAACGGCCTCGACATACTCTCCATCAACGAATGATTCTGAATGAAGATATACGGTAACTGTCCGTAATCGTTTTAAAAGAGCCTTGTATGCCGTTGTGATCATGCCGTTTTATATGTAACGCCCTGCGCATATCTCCCGGTGTCAATGAGCGTTTTATTCTTTCCGCCCTTTTCGATGACGGTGAACGGGTGATTGCCCGGCTGTATATTTGACCGAATCGATGTCTGTATAAATGAAATCATCTTGGAGCCCATCGCTGCTATCATCTGCTTTGCGCTCTGGTTCCTATTGAATATTTCAACACCCATGTCAATGGCATCGTCAATGTTCTTGTCGCTATCAAACGCCTTGCGGATCGCGGCGCGTTCTGGTATAATAAAAAACTTCGTGTCTTTCTTTAACGGGAAACCCTTCGCCGCGAATAGTTTTCTCATTCCGTCCGATATTGGAACCCTCGCCCCGAATTCATTTGCGGCAACGGCTACAAGCAACCCATCTTCGTTCTTTCCGCTAAATACCCCGCCCTGGATTGTCGTTGTCGTCAGTTCTTCAAGTTGTTTCAAGAACTCATCGGTGTGATCTATGTCTTTGAATGTGCTCATAGTATCCGTCCGGTCAATCCTTGAATTCTTGTCTTGTGTTGATTATAAAGCACTTCCCATTTATCCGATCCGATTTCCGTTTGTGCTGTATTGGAATACTGGACCGAAACATCTTCGACAGATTCATTGGTTATGTTCCCCGCTACAATCCCGGCATCAGCAAGAATGTGTGCCGTCATATATCGGTGAAGCATGTTGAAACTCGTTTCTGTCTCCGCCGTTCCGTCTCCCTCGACAATTGCCTTCGCGTCCGCAAGATAAAGAGACAGGGTCCCCGAGTCGGTATCAACCAACTCGGGGATCATATCAATCATATCTTGAGCGGTGGCTGCGGACATTGTAATATCCTTTGCTACACGCCTTTCCCGATATAAATCGCTGCGGGATGGCGAAGCAAAATGCCACCGTAACTTTCCATAGCCGCCATCTCCATCGTCCCGACGATGTCATATACGGGATCGCCGAGGTGAATGTCGTTGGTAATGGCAAGCTCGACCACTTCGGGATCATTGTCTATGACCATGAAGTAGTCTACAGTATCGCCGTTGTTCGTGGCCTTCATTACCCGCGAGGTCACGATGTTCTCGAAGTACATCCCCTCTGAGTTCAGCCACTGGAGAAGCGTCATCGGAACAGACGTGGAGAACGGTTTCCGGAGCCGGTTATACTGCGCCGGGGGAAGCACCAGTGTACGGGCCTTGAAAATACCGTCTGCTTCAACGGTGCTTACCGCTTTTTCGAGGTCGGTCAGGATTTCTGCCGCGGTCTTTTCCGCCCAGGTATATCCGCCGGTTCCGGTTGCTACGGTTTCCCTTGTGCCGAGGTCGGTTCCGTAGAACGAGGAGTCAAAAATCCCCTTAACGTTGTAGGTCGCATCGCCTTTAAACGTCATGGCGTTCTCTGTCTCCAGAATGTACCGACGGGCGGTTGACACGCGGAGGGTGTCGAGCTGAATAGCCGGGCCCTTGCCGAGTGCGCGCTTTGCCGCGATGGCGTCACGCTCTGCCTGCGTGTAGCGGATACCGGTCACGATGTCGTATACTTTCTGCGTTACGCGCCCGCCCTTTTCACCGACAAAGGGGATGTCTTTCGCGCTCCCGCCCTTGGCGAGTATCTTCGCCGAGCCCGTGCGCTGGTAGTAGTCATACCCTATTTCGAGGGCATACGGCGCATAGGACGTGTTCATCTTGAACAGGGTACGCGCGATCATTTCCTCTTCTTTCGGGGAATAGAGTACGTTGCTTATTTGCAGAAAAT